TCTATTTTCGTCTTTTCGTATTTCGATATCGTTAGTTTAACACAGATAAAAAAGAACCCGCACAAGGCGGGTTAAGGTTGGGTGATGATATGAGGAAAGCAATGGTGGTTATGCGTTTATTGTACACCATCATTGTCACGCTTGCCAGCATAGCACCATGCGTTTTCTGTTCGCGTCTGCACATGAACGATTTCAAGCGCATCGGGGAATGTCTTTGCGACCTTCGCGATGAAATCGTCCAATTCGTGTTGTTTGGCGAGATTCCAAACTTTCTGCTTAGTGGTTTTCATTAGCATAATCCATCGTTGAGCACATGTACTTAATGTCATGCACGCCATTGTCAGGCACAACCTCAATGTAATTGCCTATCTGTACCATCATGTAGTGACACGTCTTCATGCTGTTCCAGTAGCGTTCCCACATGTTTTGCATTGCGTCGCTAATGTCGTTAAACATAATGCTGCCACTCCCTTTTAACCCATGCTACGCGATTCTTGTTGGTGTGAATTGTTCCGTTAATGATTTCCATACGGTATGAGTTATCTGCGTTATTAAACGGGTAATCACGGCTGAGTCCGGCCTTAATGAATTGCGACTTCATTAACTGCAGCACCATATCCCTTTCCGGTAATCTGCAGCCTTTGTTTATAAGGTATAAACATAAAGAACCACAAAGACCAACCCTGCGGCCAAATGGCTCCCCTTCTGGTGCTCCAGAATCAATCCAGTAGGAATATGCTTTATAAAAATCGGCTAATTGATTAAACATAATGCACAACTCCTGCAATAGCTGCCACCAGTGCCAGAGCATAAACAGCAAGGAAGATTTTAGCGCCAGTGGTGTATCGGCGTCGTTTGTGGTTGTTCATTGGCATGCCTCCACTAAAGCGTGCGCCACATAGAGCGCACTGATAATTAATATGAACGGGTAGCTATTCAGTTTTATCCAGACTTTCGAATTGCTGTGCTGTAGTGTCAAACTGAACCAATCTTACAACATCATCGAACATGACGAACTCGCCATCAGGGTCTTCAGTCATATCAGCGCCACAATCCTGACCGCATGAGTCACAACCACTCATATCAAGCTCGTATCGCTTCAGGTTTGCGATATTTGATAAATTCAGCGCCAGCACAGCAAGGTCATAAACCTCGTCTGCGGTATACCCTGCACCATGCCCATACATTTCAATGCGCGATATGATTTCTTCTACTCGTTGTTTTGTGATTGTCATACCCTAACCCCCATAATTTCTTCGTAATAGCCATCTTCTTCAAACTCAATCTTCGAGATTGTGAGCGCATCATCATCGGTGATGTCAATCGCTTTGAATTTGCACTTTGCCAGCACAATGAAGCCTGACATGATTAACCACTTATTCCACCAGCGCACTCGCTTGATTGTCTTGCTCGCATACATTTTGTTTTGCACAAACAAGAACTCATATGTTTTTACTTTTCCATCTCAAACACCATCGGCTCTGCGATTCCAGTCGTCGATTGCCTGTTCTGCAGACTCCCTGAAGTTTGTCATTCTCGCCCCGCATGAGCATCGAATGAGAAAGTATGGTTTTTCATGGTCAGATGAGCGCCATGGCTTAACCTTTGGTTCACCACCACAAAACGGGCATTTCTTTATAATCAACTCACTCATATCATCACCATGTACATAGCTGAATCGTTTACAATTCAATAAAACACATCAAAGCTGGTAGTTTGCCTGCCCAGAGATGATTACCTCGTCCAGCACGCGTTTATCTCCATCTCTGTGCCATACACGACACACCTTAGAGCATCTTGGAGAGTTCACTGCTCGCTCAACCTGCCTGCTCATAAAGTTTTGCGCGCCAACGTGACCGAGTTCTTGTTCCAGCTTTTCGCGACGATAGATAGTCTTTGCCATTTGTTACTCCTTATACCCTGATTTAGATACTGCCACTGCTATGATAATTAACGCCACAGCAACCAGACTGGCGATAAGTTCGAATGCTGCGCCCGTCATTTTCTTAACCCATACGCTGAGATTAATGCCTGCATTGCAGCGTTCCAGAATGAATCTGCAGGAATGCTGTTGTTTGTGCTCTCAACTGCAATGCGTGCCATGGCCTGTGCATCCTCGAATTCTTCACGGTTTTTGATTTTCATCTCTTCACTCTCGTTTGTTTCGATGAGTTCAATCTACATCAGCTGCTATTCTACGTCAACAGGAATGCGTTAAAAACGTGCTCGTGGGGTAAATTTTTGCCTGTGGGGCAGGTCGTGGGGCAGGTGGGTTGCCCCACGTTTTTCATCGTAAATCATTGATTTGAATGTTTTTATTTTTCGTGGGTAAAAAGGGGCAGATTTCACACCCATCCCCTTATAAATATATTCAAATAATCAATTTGTTAATATTATGTTAATTTCTATCTATAATATGAATAATAATATTACCCATTACCCCAAATAATAATAATTTTATTATATTACATATACTTAGAGGAAAGTTTCGTGGGGCAGGTGGGTTGCCCCACGTTAACCCAATTTACCCCTTTTGCAGATTTTAGTTGTGTTGCAATGCTGGGGAGTAGGTGGTAGTATTTTGGGGAAATACTTGATTGGGGAGCGGAAATGAGCAATCACGGTGTATTATTAAAGCGCAAACTAAACAAACATGGTCGTGGTGCTGGGTGGGTTGCATCATCAAAATCAACCACTGGATACTACGGTGTTGATTACCACAAGGCATCGAAAAAATTCAGAGCGAGAGTGATGGTACTCAAGAAAAGATATGAGCTTGGTATGTTTGAAACGGCAGAGGAAGCAAACGCTGCAGTTTTGAGAGCAAAGGAATGGTTATCAGAAAATCCTCATGAGAAATTTGCAACAGAGTACGAGGTCTAAATGATTACAGCTCAAGACATCTTCAACGAAGCAAGGGAATTAAAAGTATCTCCTGCTCGCGTCGCCTTCCATCATGGCATGACACCAAGCTCAAACATGTGGCTTGACATCAAGGAAGGTAAGGAGCGTGATGTAACGTACTCAGAAACAGAACTGACCAGTGAGCACCGGGCTGATTTGCTGTCTCGTTATGCAATCGCTGCAGCTCGCGCCGTTCAGTTCCCAATAAATACATCGTTCATGCATTTACTTGGGTGCGTTGCCAGCGCAATGACGAGAAACTTTAGCGTTGAGTATTACCATTCAGAGCTTCCAGTTTCTCTTTACGTGGTTACTTCTCAGCCTCCATCAGCAGGGAAAACCGCTATCAACTCAATGCATATGAATCCGGTGAAGATTGAATATGACAACCTTTCCAAAAAGATGGAAAAACAAATCATAAAAATAAATCTTCGCATCGAAGAGTTGATGAAGGCATACAAAGAGGCCAGTAATCAGAATGCAAAGGCACTAATCGGCGATGATATTGCTAGGGAAAAGGAGAAGCTGGAAGAGCTTTATACGATTACATATCCACTTACTGACGCAACTCCAGAGGCTGTCCAGCATCAGGCAATCCATGAGGGTGGTTTTTTTAATCTGATAAGTGACGAGGCAAGCGTTCTTAACACATGTCTTGGCCTCTCTTACGGAAAGGAAGGTGGAAAGGCAAACGCAGAAGTCATCCTGAAAGGATGGGATGGCGGATTCATTGGCTCTGCTCGTGTTGGTCGTGGCGTTTCATCTGGTTATGTGCTTGGAAACATAAGTGTGATTGCGCAGGATGAAAGTATTGATGCCATTCTTGCCGCTGGCGACAGGGGTAACGGGCTTTCTGAACGTTTCCTCATGTTGCGAGAGCAATCAATGCTTGGCTATCGCGAACACTGGGACATGGTTAATGATTGCCCTGTAAGCAAGCCAATGCCAGACAGCTTGAGGTCGGAATATGCAAGATTTATACATAATGTTGTGTCAGCAGAAAAAACAAAACTGACGCTTCACAATGACTCAGCAAGAATGATCGGCCTGTTACGAAATCAGTGGGAGAAAAACTTCCTTCCCGGCGGTAAGTGGGACCACGTTCTTCTTCGTGGCGCGATGGGTAAAGCTGATAAGCAAATAATCCGTCTGGCAGCAATATTTCACGCTGCTGAAAACTGGTGCGATGGAGGAAAGCGTTCAAAGATTATCGGCGAAAATGAGATTAGTCGCGCCATCAGTGTTTATGACGCACTGACAAAAACATTCACTGATGCTGTTGAATCAAATGGATATGCTGGCGAGCGTTCTGAATTTGATGTTGTTGCAGAAAAGCTACGCTCTGCCGCTCAGAAAGGAAAAACAAACGTAACGGTGAAGTGGCTTTATGATTCACTTAAAAACGTGCGACCATTCAAAGGGATACCTAAAATTTATGACCGACTCAGATCAAGTGTATTGCCATCACTTGAAGAGGATGGTTACTGCGTTTTTATTGGTAATACTGTCCACATTAATCCGAGGTTGAAATGAGAACAATATCAGGCGAACTTTGCCGCTCAGAAGGTTCATGGCATTTCAGGCCGCATGGTTATTCGACGTGGTTTTTCTGGAGTGGGATTAACAAAGTATGGATTCGCTCTAATTACCACGTGCTTGATGATTGCTGGCACAGATTTTGTGTTGGGTATGTTGACATTTCAAAATTGATGATTAAGTGAGGGTAAGGAAATGGATGTAAAAGAGAAGGTTTTGCAGGTGATGCGTTCACGGGCTGCCCTGCAAGAGAAAGCTCTCGGCGGGGAATATCCATTCACGATAGCAACCTGGAATTTGCGGTTGGCAATGGAGAAGGAATTTCCTGATGAAGAGTGGCGTTCTGCAGATTTGCGCAAAATTCTTATGGAGATGGCTAAAGACGGAGCAGTATCCAAAGACACCTATGCCAGCCGGATTGGTCAGGCGGTATGGAGACTGGAGGTGCGGTAATGGCTAACCTGCAACTTGCTGTAAAAGGTGAATACTTCGATGCCATGATTCGCGGGGAGAAAACGGAAGAGTATCGCCTTTTCAATGACTACTGGAAGAAACGCCTTATTAACTTTAAAGATAGCGGACAGATTGGAAGGAAGTTCGAAAGGTTAATTATCACAAAAGGATATCCAAAGAAGGATGATAAATCCAGGCGTATTGATATCCCATACGATGGATGGACGGTTAAAACCATCACTCACCCACACTTCGGGCATGACCCGGTGGAAGTGTTCGCAATAAAAGTTAACATCAAAGCATAACAAAAACCCTCCGATTGGAGGGTTTCTTTTATCTTCTAACTGACATTTTCTCTATCAACTCGCCAGCGTCATAAATCCTTCTTCTGATCCGCTTCGCCATCCTTATTGTGTCCGCATCATCAGGCAGCATCACCGGAAGCCCTGCGTTTTCCGCAGCGCACAGTTCGTCGAATTTATAATTAACTATGCAACGCAACCGTGCTTTCATCTCATCGCTAACCGATCGCACCACTTCCCACATGTTTTCCGGCGACCAGCAGCACCAGACATGCGCGCCAGTGAAGTAATGGCACTTCCACGCATCGGCATAATCAGATACCAGGTAAATGAACTTTCCGTTGTCTTCTCCGATTGGACTTATCGCGCCACGTGTGAGTTTTCCGTTGATGGCTGAGTCTTTGTTGTATCCTGCGCGGAAAAAAGCTCTGAATGAATCACCATCCATGCCAATGAATGCCACGTTGCACGGCTTCATTGTGTCAGCATGCATCATCTCAACCGCAATAAGCTCCCCAGATTTACCTCTGACGACGTTAACGTCGCAACCAATACCATTTATCAAAGTCCACTCATTCATCGCGACACGAGTCGTTTTAGACATGATTGCTGCGACTTCCTGCTCGGTGATGAAGTCATCGTTGTAATTTATCTTCGGTAATTCCTTCCTGATTGCCTCCAGTTTTTCGCGCGGGTGCATATTCAGGAATCCACCAAGTGCCTCAAGTGCTTCAGGAAAGCTCATTCCGGAGAGTTTCATCAGCCAGTTCATTCCGCTGCCGGAACCGCACTGATTGCAGATTGCACCGCCATCGCCTTTTGTTTCGAAGTTATCATCAAAACGATACCTGTCTTTGCCAAGGCATGACGGGCATGGTTGGTGCTTGCCGTTGAAAACTCTGCTATCCACATTGACGATAGACATGATGGCTGCCTGCCAGTTGCCAATCATTTTTGGCTCAATGTCTTTCCAGTCGTATCTCATAAATTGACCCTTGATTGTTGGTGTAGATTGAGTATAAGCTAACTGACGTAGAAACATCAATAAAAGGATATAGCAGTGTTCCTTGATAGCATTTTTAAGAGGATTTTTCATGGCAAGCCAATCCCTGTTGCCTTCGGATACCCTCCACGAAGCAACACATGGTTAACCATATACAGAAGACAGAGAACTGGAGAATGGATTTTTGAGTGGGATGATTTGTTTGCCGATGAGAGGCCAGAAGATTATCTATGGAATCTTAGTTATATGTATTTTTATAGCGGAATAGATGATGAAACAAAGAGACAAGCAATTGAACGTCTTGGCGCGAGGATTTGGTGATGCATAAAATCGACAAAATGATTTCAGATATTGATATTAATCTGCTGAAATCTTATCTGGATACTGGTGATATTGAACCAAGACCTTATCAGTGGTTGATATATAAGTTAACTGGTGATGTGATTCGTCATTATGTTGGACCAAGCTATGTAACGGCAAGTGTAGGTAGTGGCAAGTCACTGATGATTGCATGATAGCAAAGCGTTTTCAGGAAATGGGATATTCAGGAATGATTTTATCAAGACAGGGCGAAATAGTGGAGCAAGATGCGGAAGAGCTATGGGCGCTTGGTGTTAGAAACTCACTATTCAGTGCTTCGTTGGGCAGGAAAAGTTCTACGTACCCAATAATCTGCGGCTCCGAGGGTACTGTTGTAAATGCTTTGTTTGATAAAAAGGATGAGTCAGGGAATGTTATTGCAAAATGTGCGCTTTCTGACTTTTGCCCAAGATTCCTGCTTATCGATGAAAATCATATGGTTAATGACATTGATGTTGTTAATGATGGTGATACGCAGTATGCAGTGATAATTAATGAGCTAATGAAAAGGTGCAAAGATAAGCACGGCCATGAGTTGAGAATAATAGGTTATACAGGCTCACCGTTTCGCGGAACTACATCAATAAAAGGCGCTTTCTGGAAGAAAGAGATTATCAACATAGACACCAAGTACATGGTTGAAAACGGTTTTCTTGTGCCAACAATTTTTGGTCTTCATGATGTTGATAGTCTGCATTATGACCTTTCAGATTTTCATGGCTCAGATGTTGATGGTACTCAGGACTTTACCGCCGAGCAGCTCAAGCAGATGCAGAAAGAAATTCTTGAGCAAGGTACGTTGACGCAGAAAATCATGCTCAAGGTTATGGAATTGACTAAAAACAGGAACGGAGTGCTAATTACATGTGCCGGTAAGAAGCATTGTCAGGAGGCGGCAAAATATTTGCCTGAAGGAAGTTATTCAATAGTTACAGAAGATATGGGGTCAAAAGCCAGAAGGAAGGCTCTAAAGGATGCATACACCGGGCGCAAAAAATTCACATTCCAGATAGCCGCCCTTACCACTGGCGTAAATATACCGTTATGGGATACGAGTTGCATATTGCGAAAAATAATGTCACTCACTCTTCTTGTGCAGCTTCTTGGTCGCGGAATGCGCTTGCTGAAGAAAGAGCAAATTGATGCCGGGTATCATAAAGAAGACCATCTGGTTCTGGATTTCTCTGGCACGATGTTTGAGCTTGGTCAGCTGTATGAAGACCCAATTCTGGAAGAGGCTGAAGCGCAACGCTCAAAACGCAGTGGCGAACAGGTTCCGTGCCCGAAATGCGGAACGATGAACAGTCCATATGCGCGTCGCTGCATTGGTAAAGATGCACTATCTCCAGATGGTCGGTGCGAGGAGTTTTTCAGTTACATCCGTTGCGGTTTCGATAAGCACGGAATCCGTATCTTTGATGATGGATGTGGCACTAAAAACGACCCTACAGCGCGCTATTGCCGACATTGCGATCACGTTTTGCGCGACCCTAATGCGGCACTTAATGAGCGCGCGTATACCGATAATGAGTGGGCTGATGTTATGGATTTCAAGGTTCAGTTAACGAAAGACGGGGAAGGGGTTTTGTATCGCTACTGGATTAATCGTTGTGATGGCAAGGAAGGCTGGGCTAACGAAGTTTTCTACCCTTATGGCGGCGCAACTCACATGAAAAACATGTTCAAGGCAAAGGCCGTCTTTCCTCACCTTGATGATAAGTCAATGGCGGGGAAAATACTGAAATGCCAGAACGCCAAGCAATTCATGATGTATGCGGGATTGATTAAAGCGCCAAAACGCATCACGCATCGTATCAACGATAAGGGCCGTGACATAATCCACAGAAAAGATTTTACAGGTGAGCAAAGTGAAGCAGCTTGATAGCGGCATATGGGTATTTGATAGCGGTTATCGCGGAGAATGCCCGAAAGAGGAGACTGACCAGATTGGTTACGGCACATGGATGCAACACCGCTTCCCTGATGTTCTGTGGTTTCATGTACCCAACGAAACTGGCACATCAAGCAGGGTGCAGTTTGTGATGAAGCGCCAGAAGATGGGGGTTAAGGCTGGAATAGGCGACAATGTGATAATGACGCCGGGAGTGAAGCACAGTTGCGGAATGATTGAGGCAAAGCGCCGCGATAAAAGCAAAAGCAGAGTGAGCAAGGAGCAATCAACTGTATTAACTGAGATGTGCAGACTTGGTCATTATGCCGCAATAGCTTACGGACTTGATGAACTAAAAAAAGCCACGCTTTTCTATTTTGGCTTGCCTTTTGATGTGGATTGATGTAGATTCATTTACATGATGATGAGTGAGGTTAATCATGAGTAAAACTAAAACAGTTAAGAAGAAAGCAAAAATGCAAGTTCGCGATGCTATTGAGAAGATAGTTTCTTGTGGGCTTTCTGTTTATGAGCATGAAAACAATAGCGAGCATGATAGTGAGGTAAGACATTTGACTATTCTTGGTGGAGTTCGAAGAGTTAGTTTTTATCCATCAACTCTCACGGTATTTGCTTCAAAGGAAAAAGATTTTCCTCAGGTTAAAACTTCAGGTATTGATGCGGCTATTCGCGTCGCTAAGGATGGGAAATGAAAGTCTATTTCAATAATGAATTAACTAACGAGCAATACCACTCCGACACTGAGCATATTAATGGCTCTGGCCTGTGGAACATATATGACAGATGCCCAGCAGCATGGCGCTACAAAGACGAAGAAGATGAGCAGTCAAAAGCCCTTATCTTCGGAACAGGAAGCCATACAGCCCTGCTTGAACCTGAACGTTTCGATGCGGAATATGCGCGAATGCCAACCAAAGAAGATTTTGGTGATGACCTGCTCGTTACCGTCAGTGACATGAACTCATGGGCAAAAGAGCGCGGCATCAAAGGGCTTTCAGGGAAGCCGAAAGCTGAGGTGATCAAAATCATTCGTGCAACTGGCGAGCCGGTGAAGATTTACGACGAAGAGCGCCTAATTGCTGAAATTAACGCCAATGGTCGCATTCTGTTAGAAGGAAATGATTATGACGCCATTCAGCAAATGCGTGCTGTAATACACGCAAACAGCTATTACAGCAGCCTTCTTGCTGGTGCTTATGCTGAAGTGTCAATTCTTGGTGAACTCAACGGAGAAAAAGCAAAAGTTCGTTTTGACTGCCTTACCAAAGGTGGCGACATCATTGACTACAAGACAGCAGTTAGCGCCAAGCCTGATGAGTTTTTCCGTCATGCTGCGCGACTTGGCTACTTTATGAAAATGGCTATGCAGCACGATATGTTTGTTGCGGCATACGGTCACGCGCCGCGTTCGGTAAACCTTTTAGTTCAGGAAAAGAAAGCGCCGTTTATCCCAGCGTTAATTCGATTAACGGAAGAGCAATTGCGCATCGGTCGCATTCAGTTGAATGGTGCAATGGAAATTTACAAGGCGTGCAAAAAAGCTAATTCGTGGCCGGGTTATTCAATGGGTAATCCTGTCATAGAAATGGAAACGCCGGAATGGTTCAAAAAGCAGTTTAATTTATAATTAATGAGGTGATGGAAATGATTTTTTCAGAACAAAAAGCAAATCTGATTAAGGCTCTGGTTGAGGCTCGTAAGGTGATGAGTAGTGGCGCAAAGAAAAACGCCAAAAACCCACACCTGAAAAGCAATTACGCAAACCTTGAGTCGTTTCTTGATGCAATACGCCCAGCGCTTGAGGCTAACGGTCTTATAATCATCCAGAATGCCATTGATGGTGATTCAATGGATGTGCTTAAACTTGAAACAACGATAATGCATGAATCTGGCGAGTACATGTTATCCGTTATGCCAATGCCAGTAGCAAAGAAGGACGCGCAGGGTTACGGTTCAGCAATGACGTATGCACGCAGATATTCCATCGCAGCAATGTTTGGTATTGCTCAGGCTGATGATGACGGTAATGCCGCTCGCAAATCACCAAAAGACGCAGTTGCATTAATTAGAAACGCAGCCAGCATGGAAGAATTAGCTTCAATCTATGGCGAAGAATACAAGGCGTTCCGTGGTGATGATGCAGCAACTCGTGTTATTGTTGGCGCTTACCAGGAAATGAAGGCTAAATTCATGGTATCAGGTGAATCATTTAACCCTGCAAAACTGGCTAAACCGCAACCACAACATCCAGAGCCACAGGAAGAAACCAAAACCGAACACAAGCAAACTCCAATTGAAGGATTTTAATAAATGGCACGCGGCGTAAATAAAGTAATTATTGTCGGAACTCTCGGAAACGACCCTGAAGTTAAATATTCAGCATCAGGTTCTGCAATTGTCAACATTTCCGTTGCAACATCTGAGCAGTGGAAAGATAAGCAGACAGGAGAAAAGAAAGAACAGACAGAGTGGCATCGTATTGTCATATTCGGGAAACTTGCGGAAGTTGCAGGAGAATACCTTCGAAAAGGTTCGCAGGTTTACATCGAAGGCCAGCTTCGTACTCGTAAATGGACTGACAGCAACGGAATAGACAGATACACCACAGAGATTGTCATTCCGCAGATGGGCGGCGTGATGCAGATGCTTGGTGGTAAACGTGATGACTCCGGTCAGCAACCGCGCCAGCAATCAGGCCAACAACCTCAAGGCGGATGGGTAACAAATCAGCAACAGCAGCCACAAAAACAACAAAGCCCACAAGGAGGCAATGAGCCTCCGATGGACTTTTCAGACGACATTCCGTTCTGATGATAAAACAACCCCGCCGAAGCGGGGTTTTGTTTATTACTTCTGTTCAAGAGCAGAAAGTCTGGCTTCGATTCTTTCCAGTTTTCTTCGCTGATAAGCAGCTTCAGCAAAGAAAATTCCGTCAGGCCGAACACCCCATTCCTCACCCTCTTCGTGAATAACCACCTCGGTGTATACAGGTTCTTCCGTGGTAGTGACATTACCCTCATCGTCAGTGTGTTCAACGATTTCATTGTGCGAAAATACCATATCGGTCATCCGTGGATACTTGTCATAGCACAGAACGGCATAACGACAAGACGTACTGTTTTCGTCCATCAGACCATGTGCAATGAATACATCACGAATTTGCTGAGCAATAACCCCGAAATGAATACGAGCATCATTGCCTTTCAGTTGAACAGCATCTAACCACTGGTACATGATGTAGTGAACGTCACCCCAGGCATCCAGGAAAGCATCATCAAAAACTACCGGCTCTGTTTTCTTCTCCCCGTTAGAAGTAACAATAGGGTTACTTCCGAGGTATGCGGTGGTGAAACGGTTGCTAGGCCCACCAAGCGCAGTGACGTTATCGTTATAAGGCTTAACATCAGCACTCTGAAATAGATGCTCATCCCCGTTGTAAACTATTCGCCTTGAGTTGGTGTTATTTGCACCATAAAGCGTAATCTGTGCGCCAGTCGTTGAACTGGTGCCTTTACCCCCGCAAAATATGATGCGCTGCCCTGCCGGGTTATCAGTCGGTATAGATTTCCCGATAAACCCATATTCACCTTCCATTAAAACTTCAGAGCGAATGTTACTACTGGTGCTGGCTCTAATGGTCACATGACCTAAACCCAAATCCCCTGTAAATTCCATTGGCGCAGGAATAGTGCGAATCCCATTCGTATCAAAAAACACGGGAACAGCTCTGTTAGGTACAGCACCATACCTGAACTCCCTGGAAACACGATTGTCTGGGCCAATCTTCATTTTGTAGCAATACAAATCTGAGGGATGACCATCTGATTTGAATGGATCCTTCGCTGAGTTATCTCCATATGTCCATGGGTTAAAATTGTCCTCTCCACCAAACATGTAGTAGATGTAATTATCCTTCACAACTACCGAACCAACGCCTACACCTGAGTTAACTATTCCGCCCTGATAAATCTGGTCAGTGATGTTAACCCATTCAATATCATCTGCATTCCAATTGTTTACATTCAAGCGTGCATAGAAGGTGCGAGGATAAGATGCCTTGTAACGATCATCTGGTGCACCTGCTTCCCATTCATTTTCTGCACGTTCTGAACCAAACATAATAAGGTCATCCCCTACTTTAGCAAAAGGTAATGTAGTATGATGAACATTATGTGGAAATCTCAGTGACTCCCAAGTCTGACCTATGTCTCTACTACGATGCAAAGAGCTACCTAGTCCATCCCCACGAGTGCCACGAGTGATAAGGTATAATACACCGTCATAGTACTTGATGCACGGCTCCGACGCATCTGGTTCATACTCAGATGGTATCTGACGACGAACATAATTAGATGGGCTATTGAAAGCATCAGGGAAGTAGAAAAGCCCAACTTCTCGTGGAGCTACATCACCTTGATGATAGCCCATAACAAAGCCATTGTTATCAATAGTAGCAAAGCTATGCACCTCTGTGACACGAGGGATTAGACCAAGATCTGTCTTACGCCATGGAGACTTATGGAAAGAAGTACCCATGTGCCAATTCTTTCCAGCGTTATTCAAATCTGAAGTCTGCTGGTTTGGTGTAAGAACCGTGAAGTTGTCCTTATCTATTACGGTTGCAACAGTCATATCGCCGGATACACCTGTTACCGCAGAATTAGAGAAGTTAACAAAATCACCCACGAATAGTCCGTGGTCTGGTACATGTATTGTTGCATATCGCTGATTTGCAGCTTTAGTGATACCGCCAGTAAGATGCAGGCTACGAGACATGGGGCGATCCCACAATGCACAATTGGTTAATGCGTTCTTGGCTAAAGTACGTGTTTCAATCATGGCAAACAGACGGTTGCGACATACACCCATACTCATACAATGATAGTTCACTGTAGGGTAATCTGGATGCAGATCAGTTAACCACTCTGGAGTAGACCATGTTTGACCATCATCACCAGACTTAACCCATGATACATGCAGACGACTAACACCATGACGATCGCTACCCATGTAAGGTGCATATATCACATTCTCATATACGAACGCTTTATCCTGAGGCCACGCATTGTAATAAGGGGTGTCCGTTATTTTGAACAGCTCACCCTGAACAAATTCTTCAGAGACATAATAAAGAGGTTGTCCGGGAATGCGCTCATAAACGAAACGAGTGTTGATGAAGCGACTAATGTCAGGCAGGGATGTGACCTTATATGTCTTCCCATTGCCATTAATTTTCTGACCAACTGGTGCGGCGTTTAATACGCCATTAAGCGCTGAGGTGTCATCGGTGACCCCATCACCTTTTGCATTCCACCCGCGCGGGTCGAATGTGTCTCTCCATCTTGCGATCTGCAAATCTGGATATTTTGTTGCGCCATCAGGGTCAGAAAGCTGGCTTCTTAATGAAGCATCACCAACACTCACCCACGCTCCTAATTTAACCTCACCAGTGCTATCTGGAGTTGAACCAGCTGGTACTACTTTGGGAAATTCCCCATCCCAGCGATAATATTCTCCATTTGCTTCATAACGCAGTGTCTGATTGGGAAGCGTCAGTGTCGCACCATCTTCGAAGCTGTCCATAGTGATGTAGCCATATTTACGGATAGCTTCTTCTGCGGTGTATTGGAAACCAGCAATTGTCCAGCGACGCACCCCGAAGCGGTCGGTGTAGTAGTGCGCATCAGAGTTGACAACTTCGTCGATTTTCCCAGCATTAAATTTAAGGTCGCGTGGGTCTTCCGATGGAATTGGTTTATTAGTTGGTGTGGTAGCCATTATAATAAATGCTCCTTTGTGAATTTGATGTATATTGTATCACGATGATGGAATGGCATATTCGTACATGTCATCACTGTACTCACTCATCGTCAGCGTTGTTGTTCCGTCGCTTCCCGGATTCTTCTGGCTTACAACCCATAACGTGGTGTCCAGCTCTTTCTCCGTACTCAGGACATAGCGAGATTCAGATTGCACGTTCGTGCCATCCCATATGTTTAGCTGAAAACCAGACGGCAGGTTGCAGGTGAATGTATGCAATCCGGTTACTGTTGCTGGCAATCTCTCTGATGTGCTGCCATCCGAACTGGTAATCACAACGTAGAGATTGTCATCAGCGGTTAACTGCTCACTGGTCATGAATACGTTTCCGTTGCGCGCTTCAATAACGCCAGTCTGTTGCACGTCATCATACATATCAACTACCTGAATCATATCGCCTACATTAATCCATTCTCCATCTGCCAGCGCTTTAATTTCCATGCTGCGGCGTGAATAAATCAGGCGACGACACTCAAGGATTGCGCGATCAACAGCCTGATAGCGATTGCGAACATAAAGCATGTCGAATTTCTTCGCTTTGGTTGGCTCACCTTCAACGATACCACCATCTGTGATGCGATAGTAAACGTTGGCCTGCTTGTTTGTTGTTGGGTCACGATATTCGACGTTAACACCATCATAAGTGCCTGGAAGGCTGATGTCATAACTCAGTTTGTAGCCATCGCTTTGAGTGTTTCTAGTGTTAAATACAGTTGCTGGATATTCTCGCTTTTCATCACGAGAGAAACTCATTACGCCATCATCCCAGAATGCGGTGACTCGTGCTGCGTCGCAGATTGTTTGCAGACGTTCGCCAATGCTCTTATCCTCATCGTCAAACGTGTAATCGAAATACCCAAGTCGCTCATCTGGCAAACTGTCGGCAATTTCATACAGCCTCACGATGTCAATTGTGTTTTCTGGATTGCCAGCGGTAATCAGCCAGTTATGCAGAACAGCATCAGCAAAGCTACGAGATGGTGCAAGTGTGTAGCGCACCGTGCCAGTATCGCGGTTGTATCCGATGGTGTGGCGAGTAACTAATGCATTATATTTCCTGTCACGGCTTCCTGTTGCGTTCTCTGTGGCGCGTACAACAACTTTAACCACTGTGTCATCTGGATACGAAACATTGGTCCGCGTGACTATTGAGTGAATCTCCTCAAGCTGAAGAATTGATGTGTCTGAACTGTTGTTTGTCCGTCTCATCTGAATCGCGTAGCGACCAGTTCCAGCAGCTGGGGTTAGCTTGATTGTATAGTAGAACGTGTCGTTTCTGTCCACGTCCTGATAATAGTTCATCGACTGATATGTGCCGGGAATCTGAACGTTATCGTCGTCAATCTTCCACCACTCAATGAGCACGCTGAAATCATTACCATCATTGGTCTGGTGTTGCAGGTGCACCCAAAGCTGATCACCATCAATCGGTGAAAAGTACGGACCAGAAACAATCGGCTGGTTATCTGTCAGGTTGAAATAGGTGTTATTAATCGTCACGCCATTCAGGGATGATATTGGCGCGCCTGAGTAGTTGATGCTGTTAATAATAAATGTGTACCAGTAGTTTACTGGTGGCAGCCCGCCATCATCAGTCTCTGTTGCAGAGACAAGTCTTCCTGATAGCGTAACGTTTTCGGTGACAGATGCGCCACCACCTTGCGCATAAGTTATATTCAGCTTGAATACCACGTCATGAGGCATGGTTAGGTCAACGAAATAATCGAATGCTGAGTTTTTCGGTATTTTGACAGCAATCTGACCTCCAGCAAATTCTGTTTCTGTGACCGTGGTTGTTGTTGCAGTTTCAATAACCACTGGCGGTGGGTCAGTATCCAGTTCGTTTGGTCCATACAGTTCCTGACCGTCAACATCATCAAAAGCATAAGGCTCATACACAACCGGAATAACTTCTCCTGGCTGATAAATGGTGTAACTCGCTCCAGCCAGTGAACCAAGATTTGATTCCGAGTAACGCACAGAGGAAACATCATATTTGCCGAGGCCAAAATTCATGAACTCGGTGACGTACTTAATATTATTGATATATTCGAATAATGATTCCTGAAGCAAATCAGGAAACGCACGAATCTGCCCGAAGTTATCAGGTCGCGCCTCTCCGTTGCGCGCAATGTTCGTCTGCGCTTTCAGGCTGGTATTTGGTGATGTTTTTGAGCTGGTATCCGTTTTGGGTGTGGATACCTTCGGCGTAAGGAAGGAGAAAATCTTCGTTACTGGCTTCAGTATCGCACCGATAAGATCGCCAATTGCGCCGGATGGCTGGCAATAAACGTTGACAACGTCGCCATCTCGCAAGCAGAAGGAAAGCTCATCATCTTCACCAAGCACTCTGCCGTTTACCGAAATTGAAATGCTGGCTGGTAGGTTTGATTTATTCAGCCACTTCCACAGGTTAGTGCCTGCTGGCACAATTCCCGTTTCTTTCGGCGTGCCCGGCATCTTCTGAACATGAATTACTGGCATAGGTGAGAAACCTTAACTTTGTTGATATTTTTTCGAGTGTTCGCAGCCTGTCAAATCTGACTGCCGTTTTCTCTCGCGCATGGAGTATTCTATCATGACCCCATATCATGGCGATGTGCACAGGAATGCTCCCGCGATATGCCACGACAACATCACCTGTTGCTGGTGATTGCGTACCCTTCCAGAATGTCACTTCGCTATCGAAGCAGGTAACAAAAGAGCCGCCATTATCATAACTGTCGTCATGATGAATATTGATGCCACGGCACAGGCGGTAATAAAGCACCACCAGCCCCCAGCAATCTACAGCATCAACATGGCAGCACCTGTCCTTGTATGGCTTGCCAAACATTAACTGCGAAAATTCTTCATCAGACATTGCGCAGTCCGGGGAATTTAGCGATGTCATAAAGTTTTGCCACGTTTCCTTTGATTGGGTTTTTGATTGACAGGGTCACGGTAACGTCAGAACCGTCCATTGCCACATCGCTTACATACAGGCGATATGGCTTCAGTGGTGTATTCGTGTCAGTCTCTTCAAATCGCTGATACAGTGCGGTAATTGGCTCAATGCGACCTGAGCCAGTCCACAATTTCAGGTATTGCTTGAAGTCATTAGCCAGACGTGCAAACTTGACGGTTGCGTTAATAGCTGGAGTGTTCGACTGCTGAGACTGGGTGATGTCCATGCGTACCGGTAGATAAGTCTCACCACCAAGCACCATTTCATCCAGCACGTTAGCCACAAGCCGCACATGACCAAATGAAGAGTGGTAAAACGTTATCGTGTCGAATAACGCCCAGTTGGGGCGCTTTGCTTTGTAATCGCGTAATGATGGCATTATGGATACTCCGGCAGAAGTCTTGAAATATTGATGTGTATATAATACACTACCAATGTCACGTAGGCGTGGAACCCGAAATGACGCACAAGCAACAATGAATTTAACGCCCTTGTCAGTATGGTTTTGTTGCAACCATGTTCCACCTGATAAGGGCGTTACCTTTTTGGAGGCATGTATGCTTACGCAAAAAGAACTTAAGTCGTTACTATCATACAACGCTGATAGCGGTGTTTTTAAATGGCTTGTTAACAAATCAATTTCTGTGAAAAAAGGAGATGTAGCTGGAAGGAAAAATAAAAGCAACCACATCACAATAATGATTAATGGAGTTAGATATCAAGCAAGTCATTTAGCGTGGCTATATGTCAAAGGCGAGATGCCATCGAAGGCAATAGATCACATCAATGGTATTAGGAGCGACAATAGAATTGTCAATCTAAGAGAGGCCACGCTATCTCAAAATGCAATGAATAGAATAAAGGCTGCAAACAACACATCAGGATACAAAGGCGTTAGCTTTCATAAGCAAAGTGGAAAATGGCAGGCAAGTATAAAGATAGATGGAAAGCAGAAATATTTGGGCTTGTTCTCGTCTCCAAGGCAAGCCCATAATGCATATGTAAACGCAGCCAAAGTCATTTTCGGTGAGTTTAGCAGGTTTTGTTAATTACTGTGTTCTGGTAGTTCTCTGTTTACAGTTTCATCAAGGAAGCTATACCATCTGTAATCCAGCTCAACCAGAACATCATCAAACTCATCCATAGTGTTATTGAGTTTCTTGGCGATAACATTGCCAGTCCACGTGACCACGCCACCATCAATACTGGTCTGCACCGGATAATCGGTAAAATGCAGCGTCTGCTCCTGTAAGCCGCTGCCTCCGAGATCAATCATCATGGTGAACCAGTTGTTGCATTTGTTGAGGTAGTTAGGACTACGCAACCACTGGATAAATGCACGCTCCTCCGCCAGCGTGAAAACCCACGTCAGACTCCATGTCGCCGCAATATCAGTTGTCATCTTCTGAAAAATCGGCGCTCCGACAGCAGGTTGATCGCTGCGGAACGGGGTTTGCTGTGTCAGGTTTTTACTGGCGCGCTGCGCCAATGGCAGCCAGTCAGGGTATTTGATGATAGCCATTATTCGGTTGCTCTCCTGTTGGCATTAAAGTTCCTTGAGATAGATTGGCTCATCGGTCCGCCTTCATTCATATCGGATATAAATGTCTCAATAGTTATCGAACCATCACCGTTATCAGTGGCCCTGCTTGTTGCGCTAGCATTGCTTGAATTATTGTAAACATTATTATAAACCACAACTCCACCACCTCCACCGGGAATATCCTTATTGCTGATAACCTTTCCTGAGTTACCAGGTATCATGTATTGCCTGCCTGTGCTCGCCTGGAATATTTCTGGTGCGTTTCCCTCACCCACTTCGTACATACTTCCTGCGCTAACAGGGCCACCGTTTTTACGCTTGCCAGCAATACCCATTGCCAGTGCCCCGAGAACAGCACCTACCCCAATTGCAGCTGCCCCGCCGAATGATCCGATTGATGCTACGATTGCTGCAGGAGTCCATGCCGCCGTGGTGGTGGCTGCCGCCGCCGTGGATGCTGCTGTTGTGGTTGCCAGTCCTGCCGTTTGCGCCGCTGTGGTTGTCGCTGTGGCTGCAACCTGCGCAGTCTGCCCCATAACGGCTGATTTAACCCATTGCACGCCCATTTCGACGAAACTATTTACCAGAGAGTTCAGCACCGTAGAGCCGAGACTGCGCATGGCATCCTGAACGCTCATTGTGCCTGTCAGTAATCCGGTGATACTGTTTGATGCCGTGCTCATTGCCGAATCAAGAGCGGTGCCGAACAGTTGCGCGCCGAGGCTTTGTTGCTGCCACTCTGCCCACATAGCATCCATTCGCTGCTGGCGATATTGCGCTTCTATCCCTGACCTTACCTGCTCAACTCTTTTTATCTCTTCTGGATACATTGCTGCGTACTGCTTAAGATTTGCCATGTCCGTAGCATATTGGTCTTCAATTCCTGTTAGTGCTGACGCTTTCTTGCGCAGGTCGATAAATGAGTTTTCCAGCTGCTGCCTTTCCTTCTCCGCAGCTGCCTGTTCCTTCAGTGCATTCTTCTGGTCCCAAATCTTCGCAGCGTACTCGCCAGCCAGTTTTATTTGCTCCTGAGTGGCAGCCTTGCCAAGAGATTGCTGCGCGTTGAGGATGGCTTGCTCGCGGGATAGTTCGCTGGTAGATGTTGCATTTAGCATGGTTTGCTGGCGTAATTTCTCCAGCTTTTCAGCTACTGATTCAGCTTGTCGTTCTTCGGCGCTTTTGCCCTTTCCTTTTCCTTTTTTGTCTTTTGTTGGTGCTTGTGCAATCTTCAGGTGTTTTGTTGCTTCAGCCTGTTTCTTTGTCTGCTCGTAACCTTCTGCTGATGCCTTGACGAATCGCTCGACCTGATCGTTATATTGTTTTTGCTTCTCAATATCATCATCACCAAAAAGCGCATCGACTCCCATCCGCGCCCATGCGCCCGGGTTTAGCTTAGAAATGACAGTGGCGAGAGATAAAATCTTATCGCTTGTGCTGGTTGATTTGTCGCCGAGGAAATCAATGTATTTTGCCAGCTGGTCGATAATCTCTACTGCTGTTTTTGATGCACCAGTGGCATCGTTAACGGCAACCACAAGTTTGGAGAATGAAACTTCAAGAGAACCAACAGCCTGATCCATTGTGCGAGGAAGTTTTTCAAACTCAGCATTGACCACGCTTGTCCTGTCCTGAATGGCATTTAGCGCATCTTCTGCTGTCAGTTTGCCATCGAGCATTCTGGCGCGAAGTTCACCCATTGAAATACCAAGACCCGCCGCAATCTGGCGAGCAAGCTCAGGCATCTGCTCAAGGATGGAGTTAAATTCTTCGGCGCGGATTGTACCAGAAGCAATTGACTGACCGAACTGACGCAGGGCGTTCGCCATTTCTTCTGTTGATGACCCGCCGATTCGACCTATTTTTTGCAGGGTATCGGTAAGGTTCAGAACCTGCGCATTTGTCGCGCCAGCCTCCTTCAGTGATGACGTCAATGTTTCCCACAGCTTCGTGGTGTCGCTGAGGCTTGCGCCAGTGGTTGAGGCGATACTTGCCAGTGAACTGAATGTTTCGTTCGCGGTTTTCGCGTCAGTTGACAGGCGAGCAATCCTTGCCTGAAGCTGCGTCATGTTATCTGCAACCTCAAGGAATCGCTTTCCCCATTCGATAATCAATGAGACCGAGATTGCACCTGCCAACATCGACATGCTGGTTTTAAGCCCTGAAGCTGCGCCGCCAGCATTCTTCATCCCGTTGCCAGCATTTCTGGCGTTTTTATCCAGCTTGCCAAGCGCATTTGTGGTTTTGTTGGTTGATGATTCAAGGTCGTCCAAAGTCTTATTGGCTGCTGTCGCGCCAGCTTTCAGACCTTTAACATCCATCCCGACTTCATAGACAATCCCGCCGACTTCTTCAGCCATTATGTATTCCTCGCTTTTTTCGCTTTGCGTTCAGCCAGTGCCTTCATGCGCTCACGGTCTGCTTTAGCCTGATCGTACTCTGCCGCTCGCTCTTCTTTCGTTAAGCCTTTCGGCTCTGGATATTTATTCTTAATCATCATCTGAAACTCTGTCATGGACAGGTTTTCAGCTTCTTCACGCGTCATGTCGAAATGCGTGCGTGCTGAGATGATGTATTGCGACGCATGAAACTCGTTTGTGGTTTTCTTGCCCTGCTCTTCCAGACGTTCAGGCACTTTGAGTGGGGATTTGCCAATGATGCCGTGCTGCATCAAGTTGCGCGCAATAATAATAATGTCGTTCACTGGCATGATACCGGGAACGTATCGCACGCCGCGCGGTGTTGGCTTCCATCCACCAATCAGAACAGAAATATCATCTTCACAGCATGACTGCATGACGATATAGGCAGCACTCAGTACGTGCCGACCATACACAGGTTTACTGATGGTTTTCATGACCTGCATCTGAGCGCCAAATGGCAGGTATTCGACGTGCTGCAACGGTGCAACATAATCAATGCCATTTAGCTTAGCGTACACCTCGACGATTTCTTTTGGTGTGCCGATTTCATTCATGGCACGAAATGATGGCTTAAAGAAAAAACTCCTGTCAGAAAGCGAGATGCGCATCTCCCCGATTTCTGTTAGTGGCGTGCGATTGCTCATGTTTTGCATCCTGAATTTGACTGATGTTGATTATATCATCTCAGTGGTGTTGACACCTGTGAGGCGGTGATGTAGATTCAAGTCATCGAAACGAGATATGAATGAGGTTAGTTATGGATGTTGTTATTTTGTTGTTTTTTGTTGGTTTGGTGATATTTGCGTACCTTCTGCCATCTTTTGTGGCTCTGCAACGCAAGCACGTAAACACGACTGCAATCTGCGTGCTGAATATTCTCGTTGGATGGAGTTTTATTGGCTGGGTTGCGGCGCTTGTTTGGGCATTAGTTAAGAGCGATGATAATAAATGAACGAACAAACAAAAGCTGACCTGATTTTCTACACCGAATTGTATGTTGATGCAGGTTGCGACTATGAAGAAGCGGAGCGCATGGCGAAAGACTTGCTTCGTGTGATTGGTGTTATTTTTGATGAGGATAAGGTGATATGAGTAAGTGGATTAAGTGTAGTGAGATGCTACCTGGAAATGGGTGTACGGATAAGGAGTTCCTGGTGTATGAAACGTTGAATAACGCAGTTCAGCATGATTATTACATCGTTCCTGATGACGGGAGAAAGCCATTCTGGAATCACTATGGTAAGTACGTGACTCACTGGATGCCACTACCAGAACCACCGCAAGAATAAAACAAAGCCCCTTTCGGGGCTTTTTCTTTACCAGGATACGGTGCAAGCCGTGCTGATGATGATTTCAGGGTCAGTAGATGAATCCGTAACTGTGACGGTATACACGCCAGCGGTAGGGCTTGCCAGAGATGCGCCTGATTCGCTGCCGACAACCACGCCATCTTTGCGCCATACATAAGTGTAAGGAGCAACGCCACCTTCAACAGCAACAGTTAACGGACTGCCAGTGCTGCCAGTTGATCGCAGGTCGGTGGTGAACGCCAGAGGCTCAAGGCTTTCGACGGTAACGCTGTCAGAATCGTAAACCTTGAACTCAAGGCTGCCAGTCACAATGTCGTTCGTGCCACCTTCGTAGCTGATGCTGGTGATGTTGCAGTACGCTGTAACGATAGTTGCACCAGTCACCTGACGCACCCACAAGGAAGGCTGGCGACGCGCTTTCAGTTCAGTGGCGTAAATCTCAACCAGGCGATGGAAGCCAAACTCATCGCTTGGGTCATTCTTGCGGATTTCCACCTCTGCACTGATGGTCATATCAGAGCTGGTAACGAGAGTGGAAACAAAACCGCCAGCGGTATCCGCTTCCGACGTAGTGGTCTGTGGCGAGTAGTCAACACCTTTACTGGTGGTTGAGCCTAAATATTTCCAGTCTACCGCCTCTGGAACTGCATCACCGCACCCCTCAGCAAGGAACAGTCGGGTCATACGACCGACCAGAACGCCTTTATCATTTGCACAAATAGCCATTTCGATCTCCGAATTGTGTTAGCTGCTAACGTGGTGATTATATCACAGGTGTTGACAGTGATTATTTTGTGGTGTAGATTAAAGTCTACTTAAGATATGAATTGATTTATGCGTGAGTTTTCAACTTTCTGAAAGGAAGGTGACCAAAATGAATGAAATCTCAATTTGAAGAGGTCAAAATAATTAGCGGTCGACAGACGCCGGACGCGTAACCGGCACACAACAGGTAAGAGCATTGGTGTACCAGAAGCCCGTGGGTTATGGATAAGGAGTACCAAGTGAGCGCATCAGTGCTCTTACCGTTGTGATGAATGCGCAGGCTGATGCGCGAAAGACATTGCAGCTATTGCGGAAAAGAGCTGTTCGGCGGGGCAATTAAACGCCCGTGAGAGTCTGAAATAACCGCAAGCCGGAGATCAGCACCGGCCACCACAACACTTAATATCCAGCATTATCGCAATCATATGTAGGGGTATGTATGGGTTACGGGGCTGGATATTAAGAAAGCACGCTGGCAATGCTTAAACCAGCACTAAATCAACGGATAGTTGGCTGAGAGGCCGAAAGCAGTCGGTTGCTAACCGATAAACCGGAAACGGTTCACAGGTTCGAATCCTGTACTATCCGCCACATTAAACACCATTAGCTCAACGGATAGAGCGGTAGCCTTCTAAGCTATTGGTTGCAGGTTCGAGTCCTGCATGGTGTGCCAGTTCGGGAAATTCCGATGACAATCCAGCAAATCCATAATGATTACTGGAGAATCGCTGACAACCACAACAGGCGCATTGCTTCTATATCAATGATTAACAAATGGTACGTAGTTAGTCTTGCCAATGGAGGTTATGCCGGAAGGTTCGAGTCATTTGATGATGTGGTTAGCTCAATAAAAGAAAAAGATAATTAAAAGCCGCCTCGTGCGGCTTTATTTATTTCATAACACGCAATAGCAGTTCATGCACTGGTCTTTTTTCTTCCGTCAGCATTGGCCTACCCAGCGGCGCTTGCAACTGGATGTAGTTAACGCATGAATCAATCGGATGCGTCTTGATGTATTCGATAATCTCATTGGCCTTCGCATCAACATCCGCCACGTTATACTGTCCATGTTTGCCGACAATATACAACGAGAAATAGAAATCCCCGCCGAGGGAGTCCATCACCTGCGTGCCACCATTGGTTTGCAGAACAATGAATTGATCATCACCATCTCCGGTATCATTCCAGAACTGCAACTGCGAAGTCCAGCCATCATACAATCCGGCATCCTGAAGATATGCATCAACCAGTTCAAGCATATTCACAGTTTCATCTCCTTCTTAATCACGCCGTCAACCATGTCTTTTGTGCGTTGCGCTGCTTTGGTCAGGAATTGTGCCTCTCCTCCCGGACTCCAATACGTGCCGTTACCATTGCTGCGCGGCTTACCTGCAAGTTTGCCACTGGCATTGTGAACGTACAGCGCATATTTTGCAGAGTAGCCAATTTTGCCAGTGATGCGCGTTCCGCTAACTTCCACCGTGTCAAACTGACTGTTAATCAGAGTCGATGTATCAATCGGCGTCAACGTGGCTGATTCGGTGCGGATGATGTATGTCGCCGATTTCAGAGCGCGCACGGCTTTCGTGGCGATTATCTCATCCACAATCTGCGATGTTCTTTCTACAGCCTGACGGACACCTCTTAATTTCGCTGGCATCATGTCACCAGTGCGAAATCGGGAGGTTCATTTCTTTGGAAAGTGTTGCCATAATTAATCACATTCAGAATCTGGTTTGCACCAGCCGCCAGCGGGTCAGCTTCTGTTGTCGCGCCAATCATGATGTAATCACCAACCCTAGCGCCAGTGTATTCTGTCCAGAAAGTATTCTTCTGCACAATCTCATTGCCTTTCGCGTCAGTCGATACATCATCGTTAAAGCCATAATCGCACATGATGCTCACTGGCGCATCAAAAGTCGGCTTGCCGTACTTGTCAGTTCCGCTTTTTTGCCAGATGGTGCATGGTTGCGTATAGCTCCAGTTAGCCAGCGAAGTCATTTGCACTTACTCCCACGCACAACCGCAAACCACGGCTTACCACCGCCGTCAGGGTCTTCCACCAAATCGCCAGTGCATCCAGCTGTATCCAGTAGCTTCATCTGATTGTACAGCGCCACCCACGGCTTGCTGCCATAGGCGAATGATTGTGATGCTCCAGACGGTGCGCTCTGACTGGTAACGTAGCGACCTGCGGTATTTGCGCTAATCAGGATGGAAGCCCACAGCATGATCGCATTTTGTCGGCATTCATCATTTGGGTAGTTCAGCTCAAGGCATTCACTGATTGACGCCACAAGACACAGAATGCCAGACGCATCTGTTGTGGTGATAGTCATCCCGCGCGATGCCATCTGACTGACAAGTTCTTCAGGTGTTGGTACTGTCATTTCTTTTTGACTCCCGGACTTTCCACCACATCTCAAACAGGTTTTTTATTACCAGAGACAGAGCGCCGAGGATTGACGCCACTGCCGCCCACTCCGTCAGGCTGTGTGGAATCATAGCCTCAAAATAAGACTGCGTGACAGGTGTTTGCTCTGCAACTTTCAGGCCAATGCCAGTACCAATAGAGGCATATCCAGCCTTGTCAATCACCTGCCCCGTCGTCCCGCTTATAACTTGCTCTGCGGCCTGTCTTAGTGTTTCGTTCATTGCGAGTCTCGCTGATAATATGTTTCCAGCACTTATAGATTTGAATCAGCGAAAAAACGATGGCAACCACGCCAAGAATAATGTCCAATTTCGCCGCCCCATTTAAAAGTGATGGAAAGGATGAATAGATGGATGCCGATAATAATAAATGCGTACTGCGCATGAAGCGGCGTTTCTACAGGCGTGATAAATTCCCATACGAATGACTCTATCGCTACCAGCCATTCGTAAAGGCTCATCGTCAGCACGCAGAGCGCCATCTTTGTACTTTTGCGAAGTGCAATAGCCGGAAATAGCCAGACCATAGACTGCGCAAGGCAATACAGATATTCGGCGGGAAAAGAATCAACAAGCACCCATCCAAGATACACAGACATCACCATTGCCGGAATGAACACCAGAAACGCAACCATGCCAGTGCAGGCGAAACCCAGCACATACATGATCATGATGGCAACGTCTGCGCCGAACATTATTTCTTACCGCGCGATGGTGAACGGGTAGAGCCGTTTGGCTTCACTGCGCCAGTTTTGCCGCCAGTTTTGGTATTGCCAGTAGCGCGTGAGCGAGACGGCGAATTGGTTGAACCCATGTTTAAATCTCCTGTTGTTTGATTAGCATGATTTTAGCATATTCCTGTTGACGTAGATTGGCGTAGCGTTTATAGTTGTTGATGTAGAAACAACAATAAATGTTAGAGGTGATGAAGATGGAAATGGAATGGATTAATGTAAACGATGAATTACCAGAATCAAAAGACGACTCCGTGCTTGTTTGTTCTGTCGATGGAAGCAAATACAATGAAAATGGATTCCCAGAAGGCGGCATTGATATGGTTCATATCCAAGACTATTTTGACGACATTACTGCTGGTCTTGATGAAAAAGGCAATCAGCTTTATACGAAGCGTTACATTGAAATGGGGATAACGCACTGGATGTATCTTCCTGAGCTGCCATTTTGTGGTGAGAAATAAACAATGAAAACACTAAGCAAAATCTATTCAGACAAAGAAACGCGCAACGGCATCGCTGTTAACAAAACATATCTCGTGCCAGTTGAGCAAATCTATCTGGAGCCGGGATACAACATCCGTGAAGCAGATGAGCAGCATGTCGAATATTTCGCGCAATGCTGGGAATCAGGCCAGCCATTACCAGCATTAACAGTTATTCCAGACGAGAAGGGAATCCGCATTCTTGACGGTCAGCATCGATATCTCGGCGCACTGCGTGCAATTGAACGTGGAGCACCAATCGTTCGCATTGAGTGCAAGGATTTCACTGGCGACGAGGCGGATAAAATCGCCTTCATGGTGTCATCCAGTCAGGGTAAGCAGCTCGACCCTTTTGAGCGCGCAAAGGCTTATACGCGACTAAAAGGCTTTGGCTGGACTAATGAAGAAATCGCCAAAAAGGTAGGTCGCTCAGTATCTGACGTGCAAATGCATCTGTCGCTTGGTGATGTGCCAGCGGAAGTAAAAGCGCGAATCAGTGCCGGGCAAATCAGCTATGCCAACGCCGTAGCGGTAACGCGCGAGCATGGAGATGATGCGGTAAAAGTTATCGACGAAGCAGTAGAAGAAGCAAAAGCACAAGGCAAGGATAAGGTCACGGCGAAGGTGCTGAAATCGAAAAAGATTAAGCCAGTAGAACGCCTGATTGAGTTATTAAAGCCAGCCGACCACGTAATTCTTCCTGCTGGTCATGTGGTGGCAGAGGATGAGGAATTTATCCAGATTCCTGTTGCTGACATTCACGAGGTTATGGCAATTCTGGAGAAGATGTGATGCGTTACAAAATTATAAAGTTCGGCGACATGGATGGTAATGGCGCAATAGTCCAGGCTAGTGGTTTTTTCTCTGTGACAACATGGACGGCAAATAATGACAATTATGGGTTTGAGAAGTGGGTTTGCCGCGAGAATGGGAAATTTGAATACAAAGTATTTGGAAGTATTGATTTGTTTTACAAATCTCAATTCGACACAAGGATAAGTCAATGACAACAGAACAATTCATCGAAAAACAACTTCGCTCCAAGCTGCCAGACATCGACCAAATGGCAATTGATGCGGCAATCCAGTATTACAAGCGCAATCAGAGCGCAAAGAAGGGTGGCATTTTTGAGGAATGCATGAAGGTTGCAAAACAGCATATGATTAAGGTGAAGTGATGAAACTGGTTATCGACGTAAAACAAGGGAAAGCACCAACCAATGAATGGGGTGAGATAATTGGCGATGTAATTTTAATTTGTAACGATGGCACTTTGGCTGCTATTGGTGAGCAAAACAGACAATCAGGCCACTGTAATTGTTGCGGAGGTGATTTCCCTGAGCATTACGCATACGCAGTTATTCCTGATAAATTATCCTGTATTGAGGTGATTGAATGAAACTAAAAATCAACAAACTATTACTTGAATCAGCATTAATATTTCAGGCTCGCAATGATGTGCGATATTACCTGAACGGTATCTGCTTTATGCCAGATGGTCGCATTGCATCAACTGACGGTCATCGCGCATTCATTGGTGGAAGCCATGACAATACGCTGACAGAAAATGTGATTATCAAGATTGGCAAATCTCCAACAAAACGCTATGACTACGCCATCATTGATACCAAGTCGAAAATAGCAACATATCATGATGAAGCTGGCGTGATGGTTGGCGCTGGTATCTGCGAAGAGATTAACGGTCGGTTCCCTGATATTGATCGCGTGATACCAAAAGAAACGAAAGCAGCAGAGGAAATTGGTTTCAATGCTGGTTATCTTGTGAATATCGAGAAAGCTGCGAAGCTGTTCAATCCTAAATTCTGCAGCGTTAAGTTTGAACTAAACGGAAACACAAATGCCGCAGTTTGTTGTCTTAATTCGCCATCTGGCGAGACTGCGAAGATTGTTGTTATGCCGATGAGGATTAATTAATGGACATCAAAGAGAAAACAAAGCTAGCTGCCATCGCTGCGCGTGATGCTTTAAATATGGGTTGCAGTGTAAGGGCGGCAAACGAAGCGTTTAATGAAATTGCTGGTTTTTATTTAAACCATAGCGGAAAACGAGATTTCATTAAGTTAGTTAACTTCTATGCAGACCCAGATCGTCAGTAAACCAAAGCCCCTTGACGGGGCTTTCCTTTTATCACGCAAGATAAGTATCATCCTCAAACCATGACACATACGCATTGATATTCTGCACCGCAGTATCCAGTGATGTTATGCGAAGCAGATACGTCGTATTTGGTGCCATGATAATTTGCTCACCTAATCGAGCCTGAGAGTTACCCTGCCCCTGATTTGATGCGTTCCCTTCACTATACGTCGCCGCCACCGTCAGCTGCCCAATACTTGTGATTGTAGAGCCAGTCAGAAGCTGCGCCGTAGCTGCCTGCGGCGTTATGTCGTTTGGGTTGTTAATCTCTGCCGCCGTACCGCCAGTGGCAACCGCGCCGCGATAGATTGATGCAACAACACCTTTCCCCGTATAACCAATAATGCGCTGGTTGAATATCACCTGCTTTGTTCCGGTGATAAAGATGCTGTCAAGGTTTGAGCTGCCAGCGACATCAGTTACTCTGCGCGACGCAGTGAACAGCTTGCCTTGCTTATTGGCGCGTTCAATATATGACTGCGTGGTGATGTCGCTTAGCGCAACATCTGGCTGAAGGTTTACCACCGATTGCGGAGACACGCCAGCTCGCCACACCGAAACGCGCAGCGAGTTTACTGCCGCTGGCAATTCAGTTTTGATTATCTTCAGGCGCAGCGCTACGCCGTAATAATTATTATTGTTGACGTCAATCCAGTAGTTGCCAGACTCAAATGGCGACACCTTCACGGACACGGTTCCGCTCACCAACGGCGTGTATGCGCCAGATGAATTAAGCGGCATCACGTTAACCTGTAGCGCCGTCCAGTCAGCGGACATCAACTCATCAAGCATCACCTCGCCATCTTCGCGCGTGGTGAATATGTCGTATCTTACAGCCATAGAAACCCCCAATAAAAAACCCGCATGATGCGGGTTCAGTTTACTCTGCTTTCTTTTTCTTTGTCGTCTTTTCTTGCGGGGTTGCGACTTCGAAAGATTTTTCCAGTTCTGGCATGACGCGCAGCTTTGACATCAGATGATCAGCTGGTTCGGTAATCACCTCGCCAAGCTGCAATTCACGAATCTTGCCTTTCTCCTTAACAAAGATTCCGCGTGCGATCACTTCGTACTTAGCCATTATTCACCTCAAATTCACAAAGGGGGCGAAGCCCCCTTTTTTATTACTGCGGAGTTTGCGTACCGTAGCCGTTGAACACCTTGGACTTACCGGAGAAATCCTTGCGCACCTGAAGCCCCATAGCAGACCACACGAGGAAGTTAAAGTTATCGTGCGGATTGTCACGGGCAGCCGCATAGGTGGAAACAGGTTGAGCAACACGCGGACGGATGTACATGTCGTTGCGAACATAGCCAACAAAATGGTTGCCGGTCAGCAGGAAGTTGGTGCCAATCTTGCCGATGCGACCGTTACCGAACTGCGTGATGTACTGCTCAACCGTGCCGCCTTTGAAGCCTGCCGCATCAGAATACGGACGCATGAAGCTGCGACGCACTGCCGGGGAAACCCACAGAGTCACCTGCTCAAATACGTTCTGCGCATCCAGAATAGCCTGGAAGTCCTGATTGAAGAAGGTCACGATTTTATCTGGCGTTGCGGTTTGCAGGTCGATATTCAGGCCGCCGGAAGCATTCAGGCCGCCGGAAGCATTCAGGTTAACCTGAATAGTGTTCGGGTGGTTGGTGATACCGTAGCCAGTGTAAACGCCGTTCACGTTCAGAGTCTGGTCGCCAGTCAGCAGGTACTGCGCCATATCGGAACGCAGATTAAAGGTGACGTTAGCCTGATCGTCCAGCAGTGGGTCGAAACCTTCAGACTGCATACCCAGCAGTTCGCGCCATTCGCGGCTGTAGCCAGTTTTGAAGATTGGAATCACGTCGCCAGTGTAATCGTAGCGAGTTTTATCCAAATCTTCCGGCTCCTGACCAGACAGAGTGCGAACGACCTTGCCAGCATCGGAAGCAATGCGGCTGATTGCTACAGTCTTGCCAATGTTGATGTTTGCCGCGATACCCATCAGGTCAGCCATCATGTCCTGACCAGCCTCGTTGCGGAAAACGCGGGTGGTAACATTATCCACGTCGCGCCAGTAATCTTTCGTTACCAGTGCGGTGGCGTTCACACCGTAGGTTTTCGCCAGTTCAGCTTCTGCATTGCAGAACACCTTGCGGTCGATAGTGAGATGTTTCCACTGGTCAGCCACCACTGCGGAGTTGGCTACCAGGTCTTTGGTAAAAATAATCTTTTCCATTATTAAGCTCCAGCAGGCATGGAAGCATTGCCAGCGCGACGAACTGCAACCAGCTCAGCGCCATCAGAGGCAACGGTGTAAGTTTCATAGGAGTAGAACAGGATATTATCCCCATTACCAGCAACCTTCAGCGCACCAGCGCCATTGCTTGCCAGTGGGGTGCCTTTCTTCAGCGCGGAAGATGCAGCAACCAGTGCGTGATAAGTAACGCCAAACTCGCACTGCACAGCCATGCCAGTGGCATTAGCCGGAACCGCTTCAGAGACATCACCGCCGCCGATGTAGTTGTGCTGAAGCACATAAGGGAATCCCTGACCGCCAGCGGTAGCGTGTGCGATGATTTTGTCGTCGGTATTGAAATCAACCAGTGCGCCCGGTTGCAATGCGGCATTCATGATGCCTTCGCGAATCTGCGGGTCGTTCTTGCGAGCTGGGCCACCAATGATGGTGCCGTAACGGATAGTAGCCATTATTCCGGTGCCTCCATATCAAAATCGTCATCAGCGTGGTTCGGCTGGAAGCCACCTTTCAGCGCAGCAGGCTTACTGGTCAGCGCATAGGTTTCACGCAGCGCTTCGCCTTTCAGTGCATTCACAGCGGATTCCGGCAGTTTCAGTTCAGCGATGATAGCAGCACGCATCGCGGTTTCTTCCTGCTCGGTATTCGCCTGCAGTTGCTCTTTCAGCTTAACATTTTCAGCTTCGATGTCGGTCAGCTTCTGGTTGACAGCTGTCAACGATTCCTGAACCGGCTTGAGGGCTTCAGCGAGTACCGCCTGTAATTCCTCGTTCGTCATTGAGATTTCCCCTTCAGTTGATTTTACCGGCTCAAGTTCAGTCTTATAAACAGCCTTGACCCGCTCACCGACCAATTTTACCACATCATCTTCAACGATGTAGAACTGCTGGAAAATCTGGCCTTTAATTTCAAATCCGACGCGGTCGTCGTACACTGCCACGATATAAGGCCAGACATCCTCGCCGACTTCATCTTTCAGAATCTGGCGAATCTGCTCGCTGATATTCTCAAACGACAGGTCTGATTTGTTGGTGATATAGTTGATGGCTTTATGTAGCCACGATTTATAATTAATCTTATTGGCGCTTTCGTCAGGCACGGTTGAATCCTCGAGGTTTACAGTAATGCGTTCGATTTGCTCGCCATTGGTGGCAAAGATTCCCACGCCATCTTCTGGTGTTCCGGCTCCCGGCACTCCCGGTGGCAGGATGGCGAGATGGTCCCATTCCATGTTGCGTGCAATCCATGAGTATTTCTTGCCCTTACTTGTACCTTCCGCAGCTTCGCGGTTGAGCAATAAACCAGTGGATACATGAATTGGCTCAGCATCATCAGCGGAGTTCATCAGTGTCTCAATGCGACCAAGTAACTCCTGACCTTTCTCTGAGCGTTCAGCGATGACTTTATTCACCTTCAGGTCTACCAGCGCCTTGCTGCCGTCATGGGATGAGTTTTCAATCCATGCGCCAACACTGAACTGGTTAGCGGCGCGGGTCATGCTTGCGGAGACATATTTGCCGTCAATCATCGGGTGATTGTATGGTGCAGGCTTACCATCAAGGCCGTGATAGCTCTTGCGGATTTCCTCACCCGGATACAGGCCATTATTCATCACAACATTGTCAACCACTGGCACGACGTTTTTAATTACATAGTGCGGGTCGCCATCAATAATCTGCTCACTGATATTACTGGCTGAGTTGATGGTCGTCAGGACGTTAACCTGCAATTTATTATTCATGTGCTTGAACGCTTCCACTTCTACGAGGCGTTTTTTGGCTGCTTCTTCTGTATCGTATTCGCCAAATTGCTGTGAGCCGTCTTTCGACTTGACCACCCACTTGTCGCCAATCTTGACAATCATGGTTAACTCTCCACGGTTAGTTTGTGGTCGAATTATAACACAGGGAGATGTAGCACCATGAGGCGGTAGCCAGTGCAAACAATGGTGAGTCTGTGAGCGCGTATAGCGTGAGAAAGTAAGTGATAGGGATTATATTCATGGGCTACCTCCTGATTAAATGATAGCAGCCCATGATGAACAAAAGATATACGGTGTTAGTCTGAAATCACATCAACCATGAATGCGATCGCAGCACCTGAAAGGCAGAACAGTGCGCCATAACAAATCATCTGGTACAGAGTATCATCCTCAAATACCCTTGCGAATGCGTAGGCTGATAATATCCACAGTAATGGAGTCATAATCTACCTCTGTTTTCTTTGTAGAGTGCGTCGCAGATTTTTTGATACTCCCTCTGAAACCAGTCTATGTTCCTGTTGTAATCGCTGCCTATCGCCTCAATCTTTTTTGTCGCCATTGAACTTGCTGCATTAATCAATGCAACCTGAACCTCAACAGGCAACTCTGGAAATTTTGGACCGCTCATAACCCAGCCTCCTGTTTTGCGCGGTGAACGTAAGACATGAACTTGCCAATAGGCATTTCCTTACGGATTTGCGCCAGAATAGCTCCGTGAATCATCCTTTCCTCGCCAAAATAAAGTTTATCCAGACGAGTTTTAATAAGTGCTCGCGTGCGCTTCATGTGGTCGCGAGCCTTAAGTGCTTTCTCATGCCAGACGCGGTCGTTCTTCTTGTCAGCATATTGCAGTTGGCGCTCAACTGTTTCGATTTCAAATGCCAGTTGCACGTCATAATCTTCAAGCTGAATGATGTCTGCTTTCATAATGTCGTTTAGTTGGATAATCATTTTTTCACCTTTAAGCCTGCATTATTAATTTGCGCGAGATAATAGTCATCAACATGTGGCCCATGATCGTTTGGGTAGGGGCACGCTTGAATATGAATCGCCGCGCGCGATGCCTGCCATCCTCGCCACAACCAGAACAGAGCCTCTGAGCATGATTTCCCATAATATAGATAATCACCGCCAACATAGTAGCCATCATCATCGTCACCGCAAAAATCAGCGCAAGCGATCGCATCGCTGAACCACTCATACTTGTCACTCATTTCTTCTTCAAACTGCTCTCTGCTCGTCATCTTCTAAATCCTCATCATCGCCTTCTAAATTTACAGTCCATCCATGCTCGTCACACCACATGCAAGTATAATGAATGTAAGGCCATCCTCCGCTACTGACCCACTCGTGGTCACATTTAACTTCCTCCACTATCCAGCCCATCTTTCTACGGTTATCGGCAATAAACTCATCCGATGTTACAAACAGAGTTCTGCCAGATTTATGCTTAATAGCCCATCTCATTTAGTACTTCCTCAGCAAGTTTGCGAAACATAATTTGCACCCTCGCCACCTTGCGCCACTCAGCTTCGGTGAGAATCACATCCTCCTGCTGCGGAATTCCCGACATTTCGCATGGTGGCAGTGGCTCATACTCTTGCTTATTGCGCTTGGCTTTTCCCATGATGACCTCTTGCGTTGCGAAGAAGTGAGTTGAACAAATTGCTGACGCTTACTTCCTGCTCCAGCCATGAGTAACGCCACAGCTTCTTGTGGTGGTCATAGCTTCTCGTTACATCGCCGTTATGAAACATAATGCGGATGCGGCTTTTCACGATGCGATAATCAATACCAGTGGTGGCGCTGATTTCTTTCACTTCCGCGCCAGCATTATCAAGCAGGTGACACTTAATCGCATCATCAATGCCAGCCGCATCATCAGAGATGAAATATTTATACTGCCACTTGCCACCACGAATCACTGACTTCTCACGGCGAATGAAGCAAGAGCAAGCATCTCATGCAAACGATGCGTTGTAGTGCTTGAATGTTTTCCGCCGCAATGCTTCTCAATGTATGCGCGAGTTGCACCAGGATGATTGATAATCACGCGCATGATTTGTGATTTATAATCCATAATCGCGTTCCTTTGCTGCATGATTGAAGTCGTCGGCTGTGTAGAGGTGTCCGTTGCGGGTATTCCATTTTTTAATTATGAATGATTCCTGTTGATATAAATCAGTTGCAATGGCACACCGCAAGCAAACAATTTGCGATAATCCACCCTCTCTATCCATTGTCGTCTCGCCGCTCCCACAGAATGGGCACTCCAGCAATCCTTCATCATTCATCATTGGCATATGTGGTGCGCTCATTTTGTCATATCCTTAAGTATCTTATTCATGTTTAAATCACAGAGCCTCAACAAAACCCTATCGCGTCTATAACTGTTTCGTTTGTTGTTCTGTGAAATCTGCTTGATAAAGTCGCGAGTAGCATAACTTTTCCGCTGATTTCTGTGCTTCTTGCTTCTGGCATTTAACTCACGAATGTCAGCTAAAGCCAATTCGTGTATCGTGCTGAGCTTTCTCATTTCAACCATTCTCCAATGTTGTTAAATTTAGGCGCATCGCCAGACCAGTCGATAACGTCTTTCTGCTGGCTACGCTTGCGTTGCAGGCGGTTTCGCACCTCTCGCAGTTCGCATTCCAGCCATTCACGAGTGCGCTCAACTTCATTCAGTCGCTGGATTAACGATTCTTCGTGCAGTTCATCAGTTGTCATTGTGTGTTCCTTAAAATTTACCAACTGTTGCCATTCTCAGTAGTTCAGGCAGCACCCCAGTCGAGTAATCGACCTGCCCCTGATGATAACCTTCAAGGACCGCGTTTGTGAGATGCGTAAGACACAGGTCAATGTCTTCAGTGCTAACTCCGCGAGCTTCAAGCATGGAGCGTAAATACTCGCATCTTTCCGTTATTACTTTTTCTACGCTCATTTCCACATCACCTTTTCCGTTGTGGTACAATCTACGTCAATAAGTATTGACTAAATGATGTAGATTGGTCAACAATAATTTTCGAAAAGGAGTAGTAAATATGCCAAGACCACGACGCGAGCCGATGGACATTATCACCAGCATTGTGGAGAAGCGGCAGCCGCTGACACTCCGTGATGTTCGCTACTTTGCCCGTTGCTATGTGGCGCTGGCTGATATGCCTAAGGATGAGATGTACCAGATGATTCGTGAGAATTTTGATATTGATGAATACAACCGCGTCACAATGCCACGACGCGAGATGATTAAGTGGAGAGGGAAATGACAACAAGATACAGATTGCTTAAAGGTAGCGCCTGCGATTTTGTTGGAGCACCAGCAAATGTGCGCTTAGCAATACGACACAGAATGGATGATCGCTTAGCGTGGTGCGAAAAACTGGAAACTCATGCAACCATGTGGGAGCCAAACAAAAAGAACGCATATTTCATTGGCAATAAGGAGAATTGGTTTTCGGTTGGTATTCGCGAGCCAGTAACAGGCGACGAACAAGACCTCAACGAATGCATTGGCGCACCGGAAGCTGATGTTAAACGCGGAGGATTTATTGCAAACACCAAATCATTTGTTGGCGATTCATCACCTGAAGGATATCCGGCGTTAAATAAATGCAAACAACCAGCGGATGCCAACAAATACCTACACGAGATTAATCCGGGTGTATTTGTTGATGTGTACGACGTGCTCGTGGCGTGGAATGTCACCAATCCAGCATTGCAGCACCTGATTAAAAAGGCGTTGCAAGCTGGCGAGCGCGGACACAAATCACGCGAACAGGATTTACAGGACATCATTGACAGCGCAATTCGCGCAAAAGAACTGGAGAGTAAGTAATGCAAACACAGAAAGAACTTAAGATGGTGTATCTTCATGTTGAGCAGGTTAATGGCAGGACAATGATTGTCGATCAGGATGGGCGGCAAGTTGCTGGCGTAATCAATTTTCATCTTAACGCTTCGCCAAATGCGATTTCTGTAATCACTGCATCTATTGAAACGCAGACGCGCAGCGAAAATGGGTTAATTAAATTCAACACAGGAGCATAAAATGTCATTCTGCGACATCACAATCGCGCAACGAAACGCGAACTTCACCAATATTGCTGACACTTCCGCGCAACTGGTATCACTGAACAGCGACGGCAGCGCAGTGCTGAAAATCGGCACAGAAACGGCGCAATTCATCGTGCAGAACCTGTCGCAGGCAAACGCAAAGCAGGTGCTAATCAGCACTGGTAGCGTTCTTTTTTTTTGGCTGGCAATTACAACGCACCGAATCTTGAGTGTTCGCTGGTACGCATCGTTGAAACTGCGGTAGAGGAATCTGTTGATGAACCAACAGCATTGCCAGCAGAGTGAGCCTTCTGCCTACATCGTTACGGATAATCGTGGTCGCCGCTATCTGGTGTTTGCTGGTAGCGTTGAGCATCAGAATGCAGTTATGTTTGGGTATAAAATGAGGGCTTTATATGAGTAAGAAAGTTGAGGAATTCGTCAAAAGAATGCAGTCATCTGGTGTTAGCCTCACTGTAGAGGGTGGGGTTGTGGTGGCGCGTAACACTGCCGGTATGTCAGGGAAAGACATTATTGAGATGGCCAAACTAGATAAGAATGGGGAGTTAGCTAAGTATCTATCACTCCAATAAAACAAAGCCCCATTACGGGGCTTTTTTTCATCCCTTAAACTTTATCCAGCCAAACATCCTGACACCAAGCCACATAACGCCAGCTCTCAGTGATGAAACACCGCTATCCTTCAAAGCTTGCCTGAAGCAATCATCAGCGAAATGCCTGTCTGAATGGGTGGCATACAAATAATCATGAACTGCTGCCGCTTTCTGCCCTACATCACCGATAAAGGCAAACAAAATTGGAAGCCTCGGGACACTGGCAAAATCAGCACGAAACCCAGCTGGCACTTTTATTTCTTGATGCCTGAACTCATAGATTAATGGCTCCATTAGCGTCCACGTTGAGTTTTTGTTCAGCTTGACGATAAGGTCGGATTTGAACATTTATTTTTATCTCCTTGTCAGTGATTCGTATTGCTTCTGGCACGCTAGTCCTGCTTCTCTTGCCCTGTCAGCGTAATCTGCCAGTTGTCTATTTCTTTCGACAGATTTGCTGAGCACGTCTCCAAGCAAAACTCCGGCATCTGCGGCTGGGTTGCCAATGGACTCAGAGGTGGAATATCCGACAAGCTGCTTGCGGATATTTGCGAGTTGTTGCTGCAACCTGCCAGACTTAGCAGCAGCATTAACGGCATCATTGCGCGCAGCATCAATCCTTTGCTGTGCGTCGGCCTGAATCTTTTGCAGTTCTGCATTGCGTCGTTGCTCCTCTTGTTCGTCTGCGGCCTTCTGCTCTGCGATTGCTTGAGCTCTGCCTTCTGCGTATCGCTGGTCGCCATAGCTGATGATTTCGCTACGCGCCCACAGCGCTCCAGCAGCAACAATTATAATAATTGCCAGTGGTCGCCAGCATTTAGCGAGAATCGACATCATTGCGCAGCCTCTGAAATAACTGATAGTTATCAAGAAATATACGTATCAGTTCATATGACCATTGGATGCCGTATTTTTTCCTGATACCAAGATAAAGCGTTCTGTACTCCCACATTCTCCACTGGTGACTCTTGATGCCATCTGGTATGAAGTCGGAGGCGAGTGCAATCCATGCATTATTTATCATTGCGCAGCCTCCGGTTTTCCTTCCTCATGCCGTTCATCTTGCCGAGGATGCCAACCAGCATGATGGAGTAGCTCACACCTTTAACCACGATTGGCGGTAGCGCCGCTTTCAGGTCATCCGGCATCATTACCCACACATGCATCATTGCATCTGGCCATAGCTGCAATAGTGAGCAGAATGAAATCCATACCCCGAGCAGCCAGTTGCTTAGCTTTTTCATGCCACGACTCCGCCAGCATCCTTGTATACCTGAATCAGCTTATCCAGTTTCTGCTCATGCTGACCATAACCAGCTCCCGGCAGCGAGGCCCAACGGGAGCGGCATTTATGAATGGCATCAGCAATGCGACCAGCCTCAATATCGGCAGTGGCTTTGCATTCACGGATTAGCTGCATTGCAATGGCGTCCTGCGATGCGGGAGAGAAGTCTGGCAGGCGCAGTTGCTTTTTGTATGCATCATAAAACTTAGCCAGCACCTGATAGCGCCCTGCGGCAGTGGATTTGATTCCCAGCTTCGGCAGGCTAATCAGCTTGCGCGGGTGGTCGGAGTAGTCAGTAAATAACGAGCCACCAACAATCACATCATAGCCATGGTTATTGGTTTTCTGCCGCCCGTTATCCGTGCCTTCGCTGTACGCCAGCATATCCAGAAACGCCCTCATGTTTTTGCTAATAGCCATACCAGTAAACCTCTTTTTCAGCATTGCGTTTTGCTTTATTGCCAGTCTTCTCACCCCACACGATGAAATGCGCAACAGCACATGAGAAGCAGCGAAGGTTGTGTTTCTTCAGAAGCGTTGATTTGCGGAAAGTGTCAATACCAATGTCGGTGGCGAGGCTTGTCAGTGCGTCAAACTGATTCTGTGTTGTCTCGGTTGTGATGTAATGCGATATATCCACGGCATCTGTGACTCCAAGCGTCTCTTTGCCGCGTTGCGATAGTTTCATTCTGCCTCCTGTTCAAATAATGATTAATTCTATCACAATGACTATTGACGTAGATTGAGTGGTGGTGCATAGTATCTACATCAAATGTAGAGCGAGGAAGAAATCATGGTAATGGTCAAATTCAAAGAAAATGGACGGTGCGGAGTGTTCAACCTTGAGCAAATCAAAATCCGCCCGTGCGGTAAAGTGATTGCACCATTTGGTCTGGTGCAGATGCGTGAATGTGAGATTGTTGAATATATTAAGTGAGGTTAGTGATGAAAGAATTTAAAGGTACGCGAGGACCGTGGAATTACTGTGCTGAAGAGCCGGATTGGGTTACAGATAGCAATGACAATATAGCAGTAGCAAGGGTAACTCGTTACAACACGGATGCGGAAGCTCAACATGCAAACGCAAAATTAATCGCATCATCGCCAGAGCTACTATCGGCACTCCAGCAACTGCTGGAAATCTACGACGACCAATCAGGTAAAGTCTGGACAACATCAAGCAAGCGTCGCGCTCTGGATAATGCTCGTGCGGCGGTTAATAAGGCGTTGGGAGAAACAAAATGAGCAACAAAAATGTTAGCGTTGGTGGAATTTACAAGAGCCATCACTATTGGAATGAGGGCGCAAGATTCATTGTGACCGCCGCAGGGTTAAACAGCGTCCTGATTGCTGACTACCCATTGATAAAATTAAATGAATCCTATCTAGAATATTGTGTTAGCAGGAAGGAATTCGAATCAAAATTTGAGTTTGTGGAGGAAACAAAATGAAACTTATCGACCTATTAGTTAAAGAATTGCCTAAGCATGGTGGTTGGCCTGATGGGGCTATTGAGTGCTGCCGCCATTATGGGACAAACAGCATAGATTTCTATGACGAAACAGGCAATTGGGATGATGATTGCTATCTAAAGTACGGCAAAGACTTCGCCAAGAATTGCATTTACGAGGAGGCATCTGGAAGCGATTGTCTTCAGTCAATATCTCGCAAGCAATATGAATCCGCGCTCGCTGAATCTCAAAAGCCAGTATGGAACAGCAAAGGTCTGCCGCCAGTTGGAATGCACTGCGAAATTGTAGACCCTAAGGGAGTGTTAATGTACGGTCAAGGTGAAAGTGGAGAGGTGATTGCTCATGTCGAGAATACCGCAGTTATTCGCATGAGCTACGGACTTGGTTGTTTTGAAGCTAGATTCCTGCGGCCTTCCCATTCAGAAGCAGAAAGGAAGCGTAATGCTGCGATTGAGGCTATTGACTGGTATATGCCTGAATGTATCCCAGACACACCAAATGAGTTTTATCACGCAAAGAAAATTTACGACGCTATTGCAGCAGGCAAAATTCCCGGCGTGAAACTGGAGGATTGATATGATTATCTGTGTAGCGTGCAAGTACGTACATCATCATCTTGATAGGGTTGAAAAGAAAGGAATAAGATACACGATGTGTCCAATGTGTGGATGCGGAGGATTCATTAAGAAGAAATAAGCAGAAGCCACCATCAGGTGGCTTTTTTATTGGCTGACTGCCATGCCTCGCGCTGCTTATCAAGCCTCTCCTGCGACGATTCGAGAATAACTGGCTTGCCATCCATTAATAACGCAGGAGTTTGTGCGCAATGACAATTCCTTCGGTTGGCGACTTCACTATAGAACGTGTCAATCTCTTCCGGTGTATAGAACTTGCCATGCCGTGACGCATGCCAAGCCCTAGTTGATTTCATCAGCGCCGATTGCCACAGCATCACCGTTTCAATTCCTAACTCCTCGCGCGCTTCAATGACTTCCTGCCTGTTAGCTTGTCGCAGTGTTCCGGTGATTTCTGTCTGCGCTAACTGTTTCGCGTAGCTGTGAGACACGTCAACGCGCTTAACGATATCAGCTTCAACATCGCGAGGATTAGCACCCCTGGCAATGCCTTCCATAATAACGGATGCCAGTTGCTGACGTGAGTAATCACTCAATCCGCGCCAGTCAGAGTATCCTTGCGTGTAAGCCAGTTGCAGTCGATTCAGATAAGGCTCACTGTAGAGTATTGCAGCAATCGGTCTCTGCTCGGCGTAAACCGGAGACAGGCTTGATAGTTCTGAGTTGGCCTTCTGCGTTCCGGCCTGATATGCATCACCGATGAACACATTAGCCCACATCCTACTGTGACCGAAATCATCACCTTCCAGCAGAATCTCGTCAATCAGCGCTTGTAGCTCATCCATGAACGTAGCAGCACGCGCACTACTGAAATCATAGAAATACAGACCGCTTGATTCTGCGTTAGCCTGACTGCTCGGAATGGTGCGAAACAACTCAAGCGAACGAGTCCTGAGCTGTTTGTATTTGCGCGTTATCACCTTGCCCATCTTCGACAGGCGAGCCGCAGCGCCTAACGGGTCGCTGAGACTTTGAGAAATGCGCGGCTGCGGAAGTCTGGCGTTAAACCGGAGTATCTTCATTTTCGTCTTCCGGTGGTGCGTCTTCGCGATAGCTTTCGTCGAGTTCAATCGGCTCCATACCAACCATGCCGCGAGCCTCATCGACGGTCAGCAACGCAGATTGACCAGCGTCAAAGAAGGATTTATTCGCAGTGGCGAGCTTAGCCAGCAACTCGGCTTTATCCAGTTCTGATGGGGCAAGTAGGTCATCCCATTTAACTTTGTAGCCGTTTGCCGGTGCCTTATCGACAATGCCGAACTGAATCATGCGCTCAACGAACATTGAGATGACATAATCAACCCACGTTTCACGGCGCTGCTTGGCGGTCATCGCCTCCTGCATCTTGTCTTCATCGCTCGCAAGGCGTCCGGTCTGCTGACCAAAAATGACGGTGAACGGAAGCGCCATTGATGCAGCGAACTGATTGGCAGCAACTTCCCATGTTGGCTTCGGGTCGGCTGGCGTCACAGCGAGAACCTTTGCATCCGCCCCCATTGTGAACATAGCTGCGTCAATCCCGGAGTTCAACGCCTCAATGTTCTCATTCATGATGTCGGTGAGTTCTTCAATATCGACGCCCATCGACTGCGCGAGGCTTGCTGGCGTTACGTTATCCTTCGTGTAGTTAACAGCCAGTTGGCGGCTTGCATTCTTCAGGAAGCCTTCCGCAGAACTACCGGAAACTTTAGCCATGTCGATAAGGCTGTTGTATCCAGCACGCAGCATCGGGATGCCACTGAACATACTACCGTCAAAACTACCCTCAGCCAGAATAATGATGCGGTCAGGATGAATCTGTACGGAACGCTCAGGTTTGCCATCGCTGTCGAAATCCTCCACGGCGCTTTCCTGATATTCGTACAGCTCAGGCATGCCGTAGTCTTCGCTGGTTTCGTCATTATTCCATGCGCTGACGCGTAGCTGCTCTTCCCACACCGGAATAAAGCGGACGATGGATTTATCTTTAATGCGGCGGGTTTTGGTGACGTCTACCGGCTCACTCCACTGCTTTCCGTCACGGATTTGCAGGATAACAGCGGAATAGCGGTTGATGGCGTTGCGCTTGTCAGCCTCTTTGATGAACGGATAGGCGCGCTTCATCATGTCGTTGATGGACAACTCCCACGGCGTTGAGTTCTTATCATCCTCGCCATCTTCGACCACTTCAGGGTATTTCTGCCAACATTTATTAATAATGCGGTTAATACCAGCGGCGGCGGCTGGATGTCGCTCGTATGCATAGCGGAACATCTCGGCGGTGATTTCCTGTGGGTAGCCGCATTCCTGCCAAAGCCTGTCGTGCTTCTGGTCAAGGTTCTTCCCGCCAGCACAAAGCCTTTGTTGCTGAAGCGCCCGGTTATTGTTCGCTACGCGGTCGCGTATATAGGCGTTTAATGCATCAACTTTTGACATATGTCACCAATAAAAAATCCCTCACGATGGAGGGATTATAGCATGGTCACTTATTGCTATTTCGATTTCTGTAGGCCGGATAGAATTTTGATAGAGGCCACACCCAGAATTTCCACAGCATCTCATCGTAGCTTGGTAGCGCCTCATGAAACACCATCCCGGATGAATAACCATCAGGGTCTTCTGTATAGAAGTAGTCTATAAATCTCCCACGGGCGATATAAACAAGCTGATTTCTTATCAGGATATAAACAAAGAACGCCGTAACGATAAGAGTAAGAATCGTAGCTGCCATCACTCCACCTTTTCGAATTTGTCGATTACTACTTTGATGCCTTGAGATGTTAAAGATGACACCATATCATCACGCCAGAAATTCTCTAGAGCATCAACTGCGTTGGTGGCAACCACCACTCCACTTAACTTTTCTGCCGCACAGTCATTATTAACAAAGACTTCAGCATGAATAAAATAAACGCTCATCACTCAATCTCCTCACCATTTACCCAGCGTTGCAGGACTTCGATTAGTTGTGCGGCCTGATGTTTATCAAACCTGACATAATCACCAGCAAAATCCTGCACACAAATGGTGTCGTAATCCGTGAACACATTGATTGCCATACAGTTAACTGTTTCTTCAATTTTCATCACTCACCTCAACAAAGTTCACCATCAGTCACCATTAACAACTTCTGCTATTTAGCCACTGGCTTACATAGTTCAGACTTCAGTCTGCTTAACGAACCTGTAATATCAGACCATTCGGTAAACGGAACAAATCGCACGAATCGGTAATCTGCACCAGACCAGTGCCAGCCAAGCGTGTAATCAATGTATGTACCGTCAGCCTGCATATTGATGTAATGTGCAGTCACTGGCTTATCATCAATCACCACAACCTCAACCACTGCGCACGAACTCCCATCCCGTGCGCGGTTTACTGCATTCAGGTGGCAGGCGTGATTGTACAGGCCAGCGCCATCAATGAATGAGATGTCAATCTTTTTGGTGTATTTCTTATCCGCAGCATCGCGTATTATTTTCTTTAGTTTATTTCCGAACATGATTAATCCACCATGAGGCAATGGCTGAAATAACCCACAATCCGATAACAAGCCTGAAAACCTGCCAGTTTAGAATTTCATCAATACTTGGAGCTTCCCATCTAATCAACCAGATAAACGGGAAAGCAATCGCCAGTGCAATGGAGTACTTGATGCCAATGAACAGGAAATCTCTTACAAAATCTCTCATAATCACCCTCTCAAAAAATCATTCTTGCAGCAGATGCCCTTGTACCCGCGTTTCTCTTGCAGGTTAACGAAAACATCATCCAGAACGCGCAGCAGGAAATCCTCGTCGATGTCATATCGACGGCAAATCACCTCATCAGGCACACCAGCCCGTGCCAGTGAATAAACCTGCTCTTTTTCCTCCTGTGTGAATCCTGCATAGCTGCGCATAGTTATATCTCCGATAAACCTGATGTAGATTATACTATGCGCTCGGTGTAGATTGGTCAAGTGTGGTGATGCAGATTTATCTCCTGCGCCGGATTAGCATCCCGCTACCGCGCTGGACGATGTGGTCTCCAAGTCCATAGCGTAAACTATCAATCGCGTGATTGTATTTATCAACTATGTCAGGGAGTATGTTACCTGTTAACTTATCAACCTTATAGCTATACATTGTCATCTCTTCAATGACGTGTTTACATCTTGAGTGTACGTAAATCCTGTCGCACCCACGAAGCCACGTAATCCCGTCCTCAATGCTCCCAGGCCATTTTGCGCACGGATGAATATCGAATCCAGATCGGCGTATATGGCTTATTGTTTCAGGCCTTGCGCAATCCCCATACCATCTGTACTTCTCTGAATTTGGGAATGCTGAGCGCATCGCTTCTGGCGTGTCAGTTATCTCAAGGCCAACCTTTGCAAAGTCACGATAGATATATAGATTTCTGCGCCCATCTCCCAAATCTTCTACATATGATTCTGTTGCTGCGGTTGCATCCTGAGAAAAACCAAAGTCAATGCCATAATATGGACCTCCCCATTCTGGAGATGGCTCGAAGTCCAGCGTTTGCCATTTTCCGCCAAGCACGGCCTCTTCGGAACGCTTGTTGAATAACCCTTCATACACCCACAGATAGCGATCATAATCCACCGCCTTCATCTGGTTCATGTGCTGTTTAAGTTCTTCCGTGAACCACGGGTTGTGGACGTAGTTAACATTAACAACAACGATGTCATCATCCTGATATATGCCATCAACCATCTTGTCGATGTAAGGCTCAACAAAGTTAGTCCACGTTGGGTCCGTCTCTTTATTAGGGTTAAAAACAATGATAATTTCAGAGCCAGCCGCACGGACTGTTGGGATAAGCGTATCCCATGACACCTGACTGATGTTTTCGGATTCTTCACAGAAGACATCCGTAAGGCCAGCCATGCCCTTGATTGCGGTTATGTTTCGCCAAAGGCCACGAAAAACAAACTTTGATCTCGTTGTGTGGTGTGTTATCTCGCCATCCACGCAACGATATTCCTGAGTGTGCCCCTTCCTGTTTATCTCATCGACCAGCTCGGCATAGCTTGATTCTTTGATTGAGTTCTGTATCTCACGGAAGCATCCGACGCGGCTGTTGCGGAATCTTGCCTTTTCTATCAGGTAAGACACGACGTTAGCCGTCTTTCCGCTTCCCCTACCACCATAGAACACTTTGAAGCGACGAGGGTAAAGCAATAGCTCCATCCGCTTTGGTATCAGAATTGTTGGCTCTTCGTTTGTTTCCGAGACACCTGTTGCTGTCATTTTCAGGCGCTTTATAACATTAGGCGTTCCATCAGCAAGAAGTTTATCAACAATGCCAAACACAGCAGACTCAGGCTTTGCAGTTGAGTTGCCAACTACCTGTTCAAGTTTTTCGATTGCCACACTTGAGAGTCTTTTTCTAGCCATGATTACAAAACTCCCCGTGATTTTTCTCTCTTTCTTCCATTATCTTTTTGACTGCATCTTCAATGTTGGCGAACAGGCCAAGGTTAACCATCCTGCCATTTATATTTAATCTTGCCATCCACTTGCATCTTGATTTATCCCAATACACACCCTTAACCCCTGATGTGTTGTTTGCCTGTAGCTTTTTGTTGTAACCATTTTGCTGATGGTCAGCCTCTCGCAGATTAACAAAACGATTATCAAGCGTATTGTTGTTTATGTGGTCTATTTCTTTTTCAGGCCAACTACCAGTCATGTAAAGCCAAGCCAGCCTGTGCGATCTATACCACTTTCTTCCAAAATGAATATAGTGATACGGTCGCTTGCTACCAACGGAGCCGCATAATTTTATTGTTCCTGCCGGCTTCCCGGGTTTAGCCCTTCCCTGCTTGTGTGGGTTTTTCCATGTAAAAATTCCGGTTTCAGGATTGTAATCAAGGATGTGTTTTAATTCTGCTTGCGTAAGCATATATAGATTCCTCATCAGGGCATCATTGAAGTGAATGCGGCAGGCGGTGATGAGTCGCTTTTCGGGTGCCCCCTAGCCGCATTGATTATTATAAATCAGTTACTGTTGCTGCTCCAGTAATTTCTCCAGCCGCTCAAGGCGCGCTGCTAGCTCGGTTAATTCTTTCACATCAAGACCAACCTTAATCATAGATACAACCTGAGACGCCACGTCAATTGGAAGCTCACCACTGGAAACAGATTGAATGACGTCCTCTATCTGCTCAACTGGAGTAGCATCTTTGCGGTATTTAAAATTAACAGGAGGTGCCATACTCTTTTGTACCGGGCTGATACGCAGGAATATTTCCTTTAACATTTGCACACCCTGAGTCGGGTTTTCCTCGGTCATCCTGATTGAAGTTCTGATGAACGCATCAAGAAACTCCTCCTCGCCAAGCCCGCATCGCTTTAATGCTTCAATAAGCCTGTTTCTGTAGCTTAATCCTCTGCTAGCAGGCTGGTACTCAGAGGAAAATTTCATGACAGGGTTTGGATTAGCCAT